GACAGAAGACGCTCACAACAGGTGTGTGCTTTGTGGTGGTGAGTTAGAACCTCAAGGGTACCTTGGGCTCGCGTACCACTGGCGCAGGCGCCAGCTAGCGTGTCGCTGCATCGCTTGCCACACGTGGCATTTTGTGGACCTAGCTGGTAACAGCTGGCTAGCGGGTGACGACGCCAATGCTTGAGTTAGGTGCAATCTTGTTCCTGGCCTACTTAGTGGTAGGACTACTCGCGAGCAAGTAACACACTCCACACGGTGAATCACTGATTGACGCCCATGCTTGGAAACAGGTGTGGGCGTTGTCGTTTGTACCGCGTGACGTAGTGTGCAGCTAGTGGCGCATGCGGGTGTGTGAGTGAATCAACCGCGGAAAGCCGAGAGTTTTCGCGAGAATGACGCCACACACAAATCCCACTAGTCAAGCCCAAAATAAAAAAAATCACCTGTCAAGTGTGAAGAATCTGCCACACTGAACAAGATTTATCTGCACTTTTGGTGATCTATCTCTCTTGACACGCCAGTTGTCACAAGATTGTCACCAACTTGTCACAAAATGTCACTTGACAGTATACATTCTGCTACACTTTACAACTTTACAAGCTCATTTGTCACACAAATGTCACACAAATGTTGCTTGACAGTGAATATTTTGCCACTATGACAAAAATGTCATAGAAAATGTCACACAAATGTCACACAAATGTCACACAAATGTCACATTGTGTTCAGGTAGGCAAATGTAGGCAACTGTAGTCAGAACCCCCACCCCCACCCACATTCCCCTACATGTAGGTAAATGTAGGCAGGTCCCGACGAAGGAGGGACCCATACTCGAAGTCGAGGCCCCTCAAAACAGGCTATACCCCTTCCGGGCTAACCCTTTCCGGTCCACTATCCTGTCCGCACCATATCATACAGAAGTACTAATGCTAACGAGTACTTAGCGCTGAAGAGCCTGCTACTGTGTCCACATAAATGTCCGCTTCGCCTAGAAGCCGCCCTTCCCCAGATCCTTCCTTTCCGACCCCCTACTTGTGGGAAATCCTACCTTTTCATTGATTGGGAACTCCCGAGTACCTACGGATGGTTACCCTATTTTGTAACCACCTTTCGGTATAATAAGAGAACGGGGTGAATGCCCGTATTATAGGCACTGGAGGAAGTAGGTTACTCGGAACGAAGTGAGGAGTAACCAGGGCAGAGGGGGCGGGGCCCCCTAATACATCCCCCCTACTCCTAGACACAGACCGAACCTCCTGTCAAGTAGGATGCCCCTCTCTATCTCCAAGTCAGGCAAGGGCTACAAGGTGACCGATCCTGAGGGTCACAAGTACTCCAAAAAGCCCAAGAGCAAGAAGGCGGCCATCGCACAAATGGTAGCGATCGAGTACGCCAAGAAGAGGCGCGGAAAGTAGTGTCTGAGGCGAAAGCTAACTGGGAGGCCTCCAAGGCGCGATGGGCCAAGGGCTTCCAGAGGATGAACGCTCTGGTTGATCGCATCCTCAAGATCAAGCACGACAAGCCCCTCGAGCAGAAGGTGAACACACCCCTCGAGAGTGAGCGCTCCCTCCCAAGGAACCTCAAGTTCGAGCCCACCTTCGGAGCCCGCCCACAGGATGGTTTTCTGTACCCCAGCGGGAAGGCCCCTGGCAGCCCGCCTGTGCCATCCACCCCATGGGGGGCTACCCACCTACCGGCCCCCCAGAGAGCTGCAGCCGTCGCGAGCGGCTGGGCAGGGGAAATGGGCGCACTCAAACCCCACCTCCGGTACCCCGCTGGCGGTACCCCACTCGAGCCCGCCCTCCCCGTGCAGGAATGGCCTGAGGGCTTCGAGATGTCCCCCATCAAGAAGATGAGCGCCAGTCAGGCGATGGACGTGCTTGGACGGGAGGCTTTCCGACGGAGCGAGAACAGGCAGATTCAAATGCCGCAGTTCGCAGTGAAGCCGCAGACGGAGATGCTCGACACCACCCCCTCCGCACCCTGGTCGAAGGATCAGTGGTCCGAGTGGTACAAGAGCGGTAGGGAGATGGGCTGGACGGAAGAGCAGCTCAAGAGGGAACACTCGAAGATCATCAGGCAGGAGAAGAAGGCCGTATCCGTGCCTGCGTACGAGCCCCCTCCCAAGGCCTTCGACGTGAACGACCCCAGGCGCTACGCCAATGAGGCGAGCCCCTTCTACGAGGAGCCCGGTCAGGGAACGACCGACAAGATCCTGTCCACCCTATGGACAAAACCACGTAACAGATAACCACGAGCGAGGAGGGCTGAGCGAGTGCCCATCACGAGACCAGGCCGTAGAATCATCACGGCAGAGGATGTAGTCAAGGAACAGGTGGAGGCGTTTGAGACTCCCACCACACCGCCACAAACGAAGGTGGACGTGGAGGCAGTACGCAACCTCACCTACAGCGATCGCCTGAAGCGCCGCCTTCGGATGGCTGACATGGCCCTCGAGAAGTACGAGAAGAAGCTCGAGAGGGGCCTCAACCTCGAGCCTGAGGAGGAGCGCCTCTTCCTGGCGCACCAGGACTCCGTGCGTAAGCTCGAGACCACCCTCATGCAGCTCGAGCACAAGGACGAGCGGGCGGAAACGAAGACGGACCTGGAGCTTGCGGTGGATCTGTACATGACCGGCTGGAGCTACCAGGACATCATCCGTCTATTCAAGCACAATCAGGAGCTACCCAAGCAGCTCGAGAAAGCCATCGAGGAGGCGATCAAGAATGAGTGACAACAGCAACATCAGGCCAATAGCGTTCGAGGACAGGAAGTACGTTCTGCAGTCGTATCTCTACGACACACAGAAGTCCCCCATGTTCACGACGGCACGCGGGGAGCCCGCACCTGGGCTCATCAGCGACGACTACTTCGGCTACCAGCACAAGCTCATCGAGGACTTCCTCCCACGATCCGTCAAGCGTAACGCAGCCTACATCTGCTGCGAGCCGGGCGGGAATCACCTCTACCGCGGGTACCTCATCGCGGAGCCCTTCGCGGACCTCCCGGTGGTGCACTTCCTGAAGGTGAAGAACGGGGCACAACGTCAGGGCGTAGCCACCGCCCTCCTCAACCGCTTCTACGCGGACTTCGGGTACGAGAAGGGGAAGCAGAACCTCGTGTACACACACCTCACGCATGACTTGCATCGCAAGAAGTGGGTGCAGGACTGGGCGCGTTCCTGGAGCTGCGTGTACCTTCCGTGGTTCGTGTTCTGCGCAGCGGAAGCCGACTGGGACAAGTGAGCGACAGCCGCGCATACACGGACGAGCAGCGTAAGATCCTGGCTGAGGTGGCCCGGCGCGGGGAGCGCGTCAGGAGCCTCGACTGGGAGAAGCACATGTTTGGCCCCCAGCGGGCTTTCATCCTCGACAAGAGCCGACTGAAGGCCGCGTGTTGCGGCCGTAGGTCGGGCAAGTCACATGGCGTTGCACTCAGTCTCCTGAAGGCTGGGTTCGAGTACCCCGGCACGTACCCCATCTACATCAACCTCAACCGCGCGAGCGCGAAGGGGATCATCTGGCCGGCCCTGCGGGCCATCGACAAGCAGCATAATCTCGGCCTCACCTTCAACAACACGCACGGCCACATCTACCTCCCGAACGAGAGCGCCATCATGGTGTACGGTGCGGGCAGTCGGCGCGAGATGGACAAGATGCGTGGTCTTTCCCCGCCCGCCGTGTGCCTCGACGAAGCACAGAACATGGGGCAGGACATGATGTACCTCCTCACTGAGGTTCTCCTTCCCGCCACGTTCGACCACAAGGCCCCCATCATGGTCACGGGGACCCCCGCCAACTCCCGCCACAATCCGTTCTACAGCCTCTGCCACAGCGATGGGGACATTGGCGACATGGGCTGGAGCCTCCATCATTGGACCATGCTGGACAACCCCTTCATTCCCGATGCGGCGGAACAGATGGAGGTCCTCCGGAAGGCCATGAAGTGGGGCCCCAACGAGCCCGCCTACCTCCGCGAGATGTTGGGCCTATGGGTGTTCGATACGAAGTATCGCATCTTCGAGGACCGCAACGACATGGTGGTCTACAGGTGGCCCAAGGAGAAGGCGAACGACTGGCGCTTCATCCTCGGGGTGGACCTGGGCACGCACGATCCGTGTGCGTTCACGGTCCTCACCTACAGCAGACAGCTGGGTGCGACGTACGTCCTCGAGAGCTACAAGAAGCAGCTCACGGTCCTCCAGGCGGGCACGGAAATAGAGCGCCTCATGCATCGCTATCCCGTCTTCAGCCACATCGTGGTGGACTCGGGCGGGCAGGGCGCGTCCTTCGTGATGCAGTGGAAGGACACCCACCCACACATCCCGGCGCGTCCAGTGCAGAAGGGGCGCGACTCGGTGGAGATGGGGATCGCCATCATCAACGCAGACATCCGTGCGGGGAAGATTTTCTTCGTGATGCCCGCGTGCGTGGAGCTTCTCCAGGAACTCGAGACCCTCCAGTGGGACGAGCGCGCGGAGGCCGTCGGGAAGAGGGCCATCAAGTCCGGGATGGAGGATCACTCCATGGACAGTTTCCGCTACGCCTACACGAAGGTGCGCACACACGACGTGAATGCGTTCGAGATCGACGACTCACTCGAGTCACCCGATGAGGCCCTCAACCGCCGGATGGCGGACCTGAGAGCGCAGGAGCTTAGGGGCGGGACCCCGGAGCCTTTTTGGGTGAAGGTAGGCCGTTGGAAGCGTCGAGGGCGTGTATGAAATCCTGCAGGGCTTGCATGGCCTCGATCTGTGCTGCTCGAGTACAGGGGACGCCATTGTGGAGCTTCGCTACCCTTCGCGCCCGCTTGTACAACTCCGCTACAGATAGCTCCATCATCCCTCCAATAACGGGACACGAGGGCCGGCGTGCCCGACCGGCCCTCTCAAAGGTCCCGGACCACTTGCCGACGTCATGCGGTAGTGGTCGCATTGGGAGTAAAAATGGTTTTACTACCAACTTCACCTAGTATAGCACACCTTACTTTGGTGTCAAGCAAAACCGGAAAGCCTACTGTCTAGATGGCCGATACAACTCGCCTGGAAATGGATGAGCCGTGGTGGACCCACACCAGCAAGTCCAAAGCCCTGGGCCCCCTCCTGAGTCTTTTCAAGTACTTCGTCAACGAAGACACGCAGAGGCTGGCGGCCTACGATGCGTACAGCCGCATCTACACGAACCGGGACATCAACTCCTCCGATTACCTGGGTGCCTACACGGCCGCCTGGGACACTGAGGGGAACTCATACAGCCGCGTTCCCGTGAACCTCGCGAAGGTGATGGTTGACTCGGCCCATGCGCGCGTGACCCGCCAGAACCCCCGCCCCGTCTTCGTGACCCGCGGTGGTAACTTCACCCTCCAGAAGAAGGCGGAGCAGATGCAGAACTGGGTGGAGTTCTGCGAACACTTCTCGGACCTGCGTCCCCTCAAGAAGGCGGCCGCCCTCGATGGGTTCATCTACGGTGACGGCTTCATCAAGACGGTGGAGCACCCGGTCGTGAATGAAGTCATCAACGAGCGCGTCCACCCCTCCGACATTTTCGTGGACCCCGTGGAGGCCGCCACCACCGGAAAGCCCACCTGCCTCTACCAGCGCTCTTTCGTGAACCGCAGCCGGCTCGCGAAGCTCTTCGAGAAGGGCAAGAACAAGGAGAAGATCCTCCAGGCTGGGCGCATCTCTGAGGACCCCTACGTGTGGCACAAGGCCCGCCGCACCATGCGCAACATGGTGGAGGTCATTGAGGCCTGGAAGCTCCCTAGCTACACGGGCGCGGGCGACGGAAAGCGTGCCATCGCCGTCAACGGCGCGATGCTGGGCTTCGAGGAATGGGAGGACGATGTTTTTCCGTTCAGCCACTTCCAGTGGAAGGCCGATCCGACCGTTGGCTTCTGGGGCGTCAGCCAGATTGAGGAGCTGCTTGGGCTCCACTACGACTTCAACCACACGATTCAGAAGATCGAAGAGTGCGTTGACAGCATGCCCACCCCCATCATCATGGTGCCGGAGGGTGGCAGCGTCAGCAAGGGTCAGCTCGCGGGCGTGAATGGCATCATCCTCAACTATGCGGATCGTCCCCCCACGTTCGAGCTTCCCCCGAGCGTGCCCACGGATGCACTCAACTACGCACAGACGATCTGGAACAAAGCCCTCGAGGTTTCCCGCCTCATCTCCATGACCATGCCAGAGAGCACGGGTGGACAGTTCGAGACGGGGCAGGCCGTGCGCGACTTCAACGATGTGCAGCAGACGGAACTCGCTCCGCAGTACGAGCAGTTCGAGCACTTCAACATCATCGTGTACGAGAACCAGGTGCGCGCAGGCAGGGCCATATTCAAGCGTGACCCGAGCTTCCACGTGGTGGCTCGCCGTGACAAGTACACGATCGAGGACGTGGACTGGAAGGACATCGACGATCCGCGGAAAGACTCTTTCGTGATCCAAGTGTTCCCCGCCTCCATGCTATCGCAGACGCCAGCCGGACGCAAGAGCGACGTGCTCGACTACTTCAACGCCGGGTGGCTCGATGTCGGTGAGGCGATGGCCCTCCTGGACTTCCCGGACCTCGACCAGTTCCGCGGTCTCAGGAACGCTGCACGCGACAACGTGAAGCGCATCCTCGAGAACATCCTCGACGAAGGCAAGTACACGACGCCGGAGCCCACACTCGATCTGCGATTGTCCATGAAGATGACGCAGATGTTCATCAACAAAGCGCAGACTCAGAACGCGCCGGAGGATCGCATCTCGATGCTCCGCCAGTTCATGCGACAGCTTCATCAGCTTCTACAGGAATCTGAGGAATACACGCTGCTCCGCAGCCAGGGCATGGGCCTTGGTCCCGCGGGCGGTCCCCCCGCCGTCAGTCCCGACGGTTCAATGCCTACAGCGATCTAAGGTATCAACATGAGCGACACAATCATCCCAGCACAGCAATCGAGAGCGCAACTTGTGGAGGCGGCATGGGCCGCGTCACAGGCCAGCTCAGAACCAGAGCCCGCGCCCGCCCCCGAGGTGAAAGCGCCGGCAGCCCCAGCGGTCACGAAGGAGACCCTCAACGAGAAGCCCCAGTCGGCCGCCCCCAGCATTCGCGAGTTCCTGCGAGCCCACAAGGCCCCCGCGGAACCCTCCGGCCTCGAGTTGGAGGTGAAGGAGCTGCGTGCAGCCCTCGCGCAAATCGCAGAGTCGGGAAAGCCGAAACCGGCCCCCGTTTCCGAGCAGCAGCTTGTGCTGCAGGAACTGCAAGCCCTCCGTACGCGTGAGGCGGAGCGCCTCCAGCAGGAGCAGGAGCAGTCCTTCCTACAAGCCCAACAGGAGCGCTTGAACGTGCTCCGACAAGGTGCCCTCACGAACATGAAGGCACACGAGAAACAGTTTCCCGGTCTGTTCGCACTGAAGCAAGAAGACAACGTGATCAACGAACTCTTCGCGCGACTCGAACAGGATCAGGATGCGAGTGAAGAAGCTGTCATGAGCGATTTTGAAGCAGGATTGAGGGAGATTTATCAAACTCTCCACCCGATCTTCCGCACGAGTGAAGACCCCACAACCAAGAGCGAGAAGTCACCAACAATCACTGGCGCTCTAGCCGGCGTCGATCAAGAGGAAGACTTGACGGGCTTGACCCGTCTTCAACTGATTGAGCGTGCGTGGGCGAAAGCAAACTCATAACACTCAACTCTTTTAGGATACTCAAATGACCTTTACTGCAACGACTCGTACGAACTACGAGAAGTTCTTGAAGGAACTGTACCGTGGGGCGGTGCCTGCTGACCTTTGCTATGACAGCAACGCACTCCTCGCGTTGGTTCCCAAGAACCCCAACACGGGTGGTACCAAGTACATCAAGCCCGTCAGCTTCAGCTACGTAACTGGCCGAAGCGCAACCTACACGACTGCCAACGCGAACGTGGGCGCTGCCCAACGCAAGCGCTGGGAGATGGACTGGACGAACCATTACGTCAAGGCCGGCGTGGACCACAAAGCCCTCGAGCTTTCGGAAGGTGCTGGCGATGCCGGCGCGTTCCGGTCGCTCTTGGTTGACGAAGTTGACAACGCCCACAAAGCGTTCGCCAACGACGTCGAGATCGAGCTGCACCAGGACGGAACTGGCCGTCGTGGCACCGCCAGCGGCGTTTACGCCTCTGGTGCCATCCCCCTCAACGAGGGAATGGGCGTCAACTTCAACGTTGGTGACGTGATCGTCAAGTACGATCTGTCAGGTGCAACGCTTGAAGCGCAGACGAAGGTGATCACTGCGGTTGACCGTGAGAACGACAAGGTTTACATCGCGTCGGACTTTACGGTTGCCACCGCTGCTGGTGACTACCTCCTTCTCGAAGGCGACAGCACGAAGGCCTATGGCCTGAAGTCCTGGTTGCCGGGCCCCGATGGCATCGTTGCCGGTGGCGGCACGGCCCCCAACACCCTCAACGCCATTGACCGATCGGCTGACCCCGTTCGTCTTGCTGGTAACAAGGGCGTGAAGGGCACGGCCTCCGGCTTGCTGATCACTGACTCGCTGGTGCAAACCTGCGCGAAGATCAACAAGAACGGCGGACGTCCGAACCTTATCCTCATCTCGCCGGAGGACTATGCTGACCTCTGCCTCGAGACTGAGGATCGGGCGCGGTATGCCAAGGTGAGTGCGACGGAGGGCTCCATCAGCTTCTCCGCGCTCGAAGTTGCCACTGCAGTCGGCGCTGTGCCGGTTGTTGGCGACCGCCACACGGAAAGTGATCAGGGCTTCGTCCTTGACACCCGCGTGGTTGAGCTGTACTCGACCAACACGGTTCCGAGCATTTGGAAGCGTGACGGCTCGTTCTACAACAGGGTGGACTCGGCTGACGAGATCAGCTTCTACCTGTACGCCTTCTACGGGCTTGCGTTGCCGGAACCCGGCCGCTGCGCGTGGATCCAAGACATGTATTGATAGGTGAATGCTGGGGGCCCCACGGGGCCCCCAGTCCCCTTTTTGTGAAGCATGGAAACTCGCACACTAACTCAACTGATCGCTGAAGTTCGGCAACGCTCCAACATGGAGAGCACGACTTTCGTCACGGATTCGGAAATCACCCACTACCTGATGGATGAGATTCGAAAGCTCCACGGAAAGATCGCGAACATCGATGACGGCTCCCTCCTTGGGACAGTCTCCCCGACGCTCACGCAGATCGGTGACAATGCGTACCAGCTTCCCTCTGATTTTATGCGCCTGATCGATGTCAGCATCTATACAGGCAGCCGCTGGGTTCCCTCATTCCCGGCAGATCCCCAAGACTATCTTCCTTTGCTTACTCGTAACTACACGGGGGACTTCTCTACGTTCTACTTCCTGAAGCTGAACCTCGAGCAAGGCCGTTACGAGTTGTTCCTCTTTCCGTCGAAAGACCCGGATAACATCGGTGTGCGGTACATCCAAGAGCACCCCACCCTCTCCCTTGGGCCGGACACACTCAACTGGCCCTCCGCATGGCACGTTGTTCCCATTTTGGGAGCGGCCATCAAGTGCATCGAGAAGGAAGAGTCCGATGCGACGGGGCTCATCTACGAGTACAACACCTGCACGCAGGCCGTCCTCAAGGATGTGCGCACGCAGCAGGTGGCTGAGGTGCAAACCATTCGCCAGCTTGGGTATCGCAACAGGCGGCGCACTCGGAGGGGAGACCTCTCCGAGTACTGATGTCAATCCGTTCTCGTAGGCACGGGAAGACCAAGAACTACCAGACGATCGGGGCTGACCGCGGGGCTTTGAACCTGAGGCGCTCCATCGGCGTGGAGCCTACTGCCCTCGTCACGGGGGACATCACGCGCGGGGAGGTGGTCACCATCACCCTCGACGACGAAGCGGGCGGCACCGCCACCGTGAAGCCCCGGCGCTCCGGTGCGATCCTCCTCGACTGCACCGACAACACGCAGACCTACCTAGGTCACTACATCGATGGGAACAACCTTGTGGTTACGTTCGGCGGAAACGCTACCGGAACCGTTACGTTTTGGGTATTCTGATGGCCCTCAAGAGAGCATCAAAGTCGATCCCACTGACGGGCGGAATCGTAGAGGACGTGGATGATCTCCTCTTGGCTCCCCCCGCCATGCAGTACATCGAGAACGTCAGATTCACGAAGAAGGACTACGCGGAAAAGTCACGGCCCCTGAAGACGGGCGTGAGCACAGGCCTGACGAGCAGGACGTACGGCCTATGGTCCCGGGGGAATCAGCTCGTGACCGTTTCCGGTACGCAGCTCGCCATGAGTGAGGATGCGGGGGCCACCTTCAACACGGCAGTAGATCAGAACTTCCAACTTGTGGGCGCGGAGCGCCTCTTCTCCACGGCCACTCAGGTGCCCGGATCTTGCTACACGTTCGCCCCCGTGGGGACGCATAGCGCCGGCTCATACGATGCGGACTACTACGCGGTCGCATTCGAACGCAGAGCGCTTGACCCAGGCTTCTCGGCAGGCACCCCCGATTGTACGGTGGATGTCGTCCTACAAGTGTTCACGGAATCGGGAAGGCTCCTTTCCGAAACGGTGTGGGAGGATTCATCCACGCCCTATTTGTTCCCGGGCCCAACGGGCGCGTTCTTCTGGTTCGTGAATGGCTCCACCGTTGTCACCGGGAGCGACATCAAATCCTATTACATCAGTGCCTCAACTGGTGCTTTGACACTCCTTGACACTGAGGCGGCGGACGCGCAGTCCTATTCGCAGCTCTACAACAGCAGCCAGCAATATGGGGCGCTCAACCCTGGGGACATGCGTATTGGCTACTCACGCGATCTACTGCGTGGTCAGGGGTCCCTCGTTGTTCACAACAGGATGGATTCATTCTTGGGGGCCATCGGGTGGAAAGATGAAAGCAGCGCCACCCTCTACATCGCGCAAACGGCTCTTGGGGTGGTGGGAACTCCCGTCTCTCTAGGTGTTTCAGACACGGGGGATGTTCGGTATCAAATCCTGGACGTATGTATCGACACGGATAATGACTACATCTATGTTCTGTACGCCGCGTGTGACGTGGTGGCGCACTCACACGCACTCGTGTGCGCGCAGTACGATAACGCCGATCCAGTCACATTCAACCGCGCCGAGACTGTGGATGCGGCCGGCTCACACTCCTACGTGAACGGAAGCGTTCGTGCTGACTCCACGGGTGACGTGTACATCGCGGTAACCATCGCGGACGGAAATCCCACGCAGAACATCTCAGCGGCCTTCACGCATCGAGTGGAATGCTTCGCGTATGAAGGCGGGGACTGGACTTCCGGCGCACCCACCCCCATCACCCTTCCGCAGGACTCCTTCTACGGCTACCGTCTCGTTTCCGACCTCATGACGGCTAGGCCATCCACTCCCTACATGTGCATTCAGCAGTGGTTCAATCACAACCCCGCCGCCGTCGCAGACGATACCCCCGCGGGGGACCCGCAGGCGACGCCACTCCTGGTGGCGCAGAAGCCCGTGAGCACACTCCTCGTTCGCCTCGACCATTCCACACTCGACAACAATCCCGTGCTCGTTGGCGTGTTCGATCCCATGCAGTCGAAGGCCGTCATGACGTGCATGGAAGAGCAATCGATTCACAAGGGTGGGAGCCTACACGGAACATACACCGCCGATGATGACGTTCACTTTTGGGTAGGGAACCGCGTACTCGATCTGGCAGATGACAACTACTTTTGGTGCAGCCCCACGGCAGCGCCCGCATACGTGAGCCTTTCCGATCCCAGGAGTGATGCCCGCAGGACGCTAGCCATGGGAGCGGGGCGTCTCCAGGCGTACCATCTACATCGGGATGTGCGTGTGAACTACACGAACTTCGATGATGGCATGATGCTGGGTGCTGGAGTGCCCGTTTGGATGGACGGCTCCTCATATCTCTCTGAGGTGAGCCCGCTCGACCAGCCGGAAATCCTCAACGTCGTGTCGGGCACGGGCACAGGCCTCCGCTGGATCGCGTGGGCCGATTTGGTCGTAACCAACGAAGAGGCGAAAGTCTATCAGGTTGTCTTTGCGTTCTACGATGAGCAGGGACGCATTCATCGCAGCGCCCCCAGCATCCCAATCTACTTGGGGGATGTGATGGCGGAGGGTGCTGGCACGGACGTCACGGTGGAGACCATCAGACTCCGCATCACGCCACCCATCACCATGGGACATAGACCTTACTTCGTGGAAATCTACGAAGCGTATCCCGGGGAAACGCCGCAGCTGGCTGGGAGTTCGTACCTGAGTGAGACTCAGATGACCGGCTCCATCTACCTGACGGTGGACATCTCCCTCACCCTAGAGCCCACGAACACCACGAACTACGATGTGGTCAGCTCGCGTGGAAGCCAAGCGCTCTACACGGCGGGGGATGTTCTCCCCTCCGACGCTTGGCCCCCTTTCCGTGCGATCGTCAACAGCGGCCGCCGGCTGTTCGCACTTTCGCAGGGCTCACATAGCGTGATCTACTACTCGAAGACATTCGAGACTGGCGTTGCTCCAGAGTTCAGCGCAGCCCTCGCCGTGTCACTCGCGAATGAGAACATCACGGCCCTGGGCGCGGTGGACGATAAGGTCATTCTGTTCACGAAGGAACGCATGTGGGTCATGTACGGAACTGGCCCCGATAACACGGGTGCGAACGGTGACTTCTTCCTCGAGCCCCTCCCCTTCCAGGTCGGGTGTGAGGACCAGCAGTCCATCGTGACGTACAATGACGGGATCGCGTTCTACTCGAGCAACGCGGAAAGCTTCTACGTGGTCACGCGCGATCTGCAGGTGCTCGACATCGGAGCCCCCATTTCGTATCTCAGTGCGTGCATCACGGACGTACAAGCGGTGTTGCATGTTCCCGCGGACTCAGAGCTTCGCTGGTACTGTGCGGCCACCAAGGGTACGGAGTACCTGGCCTCGAGCGAGCCCACGGGCGTGCCATTCCAGCCCCCGCGGCCCTTCCTACAGAACACGCCGGAGGTGGCGAATGGCCCCTCGTGGATGTTCGTGTACAACTACGGCTATCAAAAGTGGACACTCCGCACGCATGACGTCTTCGACAACGTGGTTGTGAATGCGGGGCTCATCAACAACATGCCCGCGATCATCTGCGACGATGAGAAGCTCTACGTGGAAGCTGAGACCGGATACTGGTACCAGTCGGAGCGCTGCAAGTGGGAGACTCCCTGGATCCAGCTGGCGAACCTGCAAGACTTCGGACGCGTCTACTCGGTCACCCTCCTCGCGAAGTACCTCTCTTCCTGGGTTGACGGAGCCGGGAACGTGGAGGCGGGGGACCTTTCCGTGACGATCAAGTACGACTACGAGGGTGCGGATGGGACTGAAGAGGTTCACCTGTACCGCGCGAACGTGGACTTCGATCCTGCGTATGGAGCAAGCCTACAGATCCCAGTGAGGCCCGCACGGCAGAAGTGTCAGGCCATCAAACTCATCATGGAGGAGGCCACCACCACCAAGGTGGAGCTATCGGAGCCCACCTACGATGATGGGCAGGGCTTCGCACTACTCGGCATGGACATCGAGTACGGCCTCAAGAACACGGGTGGACCGCGGCACCGTATGGATCCCCGGAGGATGACGTGAGAGTATCAGACTTTGGATTGAAAGGCTACTCCTCCGACACGAACTATCGCCAACAGGGCGTATTGGCTGGGCTTGGCGCAGTGAACGATGCCCTCACGGCTGCGCAGGGTCGCATTCAGGCGAAGACGAAGAAGGCCGGAAAGGCCGCCTCGGCCCTCGGACACATCGGATCTGCCGTAGGTACGGCTACGGGGATTGCGGCTGCTGCTGGTGCGGCGAATGCCGTTCCGATTGCCGGACAGATTGCTTCAGCGGCCCTCGGTGTGGCGGCCCTCTTCATCAAAATCTTCGCTGGTCGTAGGAAGCGCCGACGGGAGCGCGCGCGGCGGCGTCGTCGTGAGAGCCTGGCGCAGGCCTCCATGAACATCAAGGCAGGGATGGCATTCGATCAGAAGGGTGGCGTTGGCCTCGGCTCACAGGGTGGGCCCGTTGGTACGACCGCCCCCGTGTGGTCCCCCTCGAGCCCCGCATTTTCCGGTTGGGAGGGCGGCTCACAAGAGCCCGTTCAGCCTTCTAATCAGGAGTTCTCAGTAGGACAAAGACAATGGTAAATCTCGGAGCCCTCATCCCCGGCCTTCTAGGCACTGCAGTCCAAGCCGGAATGGCCATCCCAGGCCTCAAGAAACCCAAGAAGCAGAATGTGCGTCCACTCGCCAGTAGAACGGCGGGGCAGATCGTGGGAGGGGCGCAGGCGGGACAGGGTGCCACGCGCGGCCTTGCTCTTCTTTCCGGTCTCCGACAGGCGGGGGAAAGCCTGGGCCAACTATCTGAGACCCAGTACCGCGCAGACATCGCGATGGAGCAGCAATACCAGGACTCCCTGCAGGCGCGCAACGAACGCTTCGCGGAGTTCGGGCAGAATCTCGCCAAGGGACTTGGGGACATGTCGGCCACAATGCTCAAGGCGAAGAAGACTGAGGATGAGAAGGCCAAGGAAAACACTGATAAGTATTCCTACGGTGGCACTACGGGATACACTGGGTACCCACAGGCGGGTGCGGGAACGGTGACGGAAACCCCCGTACAGCAAGCACTACCAGCCCCAGGACAGGGGATGGTTCAAGAGACCCCGGAAGCGATGATGGCCGGGATGCAACAGCAGCAGGCGGCCCCCAGCCCAGCGGGTGGTCCCTCCGCAGCCCCTCAATACAGGCCGGATGCGGGCGTTTACTCGCAGGCCCCCAGCATCGATCCAAACGTCGAGCAGGCACTCATGGATCAACTGCACATGAAGGAACTCATTCTTTCGAACGCCGCACGCCTCGGAATCAATCCGCTCCGCGTAGTAGCTAGGACGAACAGGCTCCTGCAACTGCAACCGGGGCAGAACGTCACGAACCCCTACGGTGTGAGCTTCGATAACTTCGTGAATGGCGAAGAGGAACAGTACTAATGGGCCTTGGTGGTAAGACAGTTGGTCAGGCGGCCACTGAGGCGGCGGGCTACGTTCTCCCCGTCGCGGGTGGAAACCCCGCACTCGTAGCAGGTCAGTACCTGTACAACCAATCGCAGGGCCCAGCACCAGAAGGTGCGGCGGCACAGCCCACGGTAGTGACGGAGCCCCCCGGTGGTCAGCAGGAAGTGATCGGGGAGGGGGAACAACAGACTCAGAAGCATTTTGGGGAGCGCAAGGGCCCACTCAAGGAGCCGCGTGGAGGGGAAGGCCCCACTCCCTTCACGGCGAAGGGTACACTCTACTCCACCGATCCGGCACTCAACGCGGCCATGCAGGCGCGGCAGTTCCGTATTCAGCAGGCTGAAGAGCTTCGCGTTCTTTCCGAGCTTCGTGCCATGGGTGCCACCGAGCAGGAGATGCGCGCGTGGGCCGAGATCCAGCGGACGGACGCGGAAGCCGGCAGGAACCTCTACGAGAACCATTTCCGTGTAGCTCGAGACCGCATCGATAGCATCCAGCAGAAGGTCGATCAGGCGCGTGCGCTCAAGATCAACCCGTTCCATTGGCAGGAGTCAATCGGGCGCGGTGGGCGTGTGGCTGCAGCCTTCGCGGCCCTCACTGGTGGCTTCGCTGCCGGCGCTGGGGATCCAAACTCCGCGGTGGCTATCATGGACGCGGCTATCGAGCGCGACGTGAAGGCCCAGGAATCGAATCTCAAGAACCTCTACGACGCCCTCGCGTATGACCGCACCCTAAGTCTAGATGAGCGCCAGCTG